TTCCCGGTTTACGCATCTTCTCATCAGAGCCTGCAGCAATGCGCTTCCGCTTGGCGTTGATGTTAGCATACAAGCCAGTCTTTGCCATCCTCTTCCCTCCGGGATTCTCGATCTGTTGGGTCATGCTTCCGCGGTTCATGTCAGCAGTTCCACGCTCTGAGAGACTTATTGATCCGGCTGTTCGGATCGCGCTTAGTCTTCTCGCTTGTCAGCTTCTTCTTCATTCCGGACATCCGGGCGCAGAACGACGCACGTCGGCCCTTGGCTTCCTCGGTCTTCGGGTTTGGAGCCGGGGGCTTCAGGTTCATGCCCTGCGCCTTCGCCGAAGCTCGGCCCTTGGCGTTCAGACCACCTTTCGGGTCCTTACCCTCTTTGCGCGTCCAAGCTGGGCTCTTGGCCATCAGAGCGGACCCCCGTTCTTGACTAGGACCATGATAAACATCGCGGATGCTTCGTTGTTGTTTGCACTAGCCTGCGCCGTGGCCTCAATAGTGGTCTTTTCGGGGATTTGCAGGGGATACTCGAAGAGATAGTCCGCAACCCCGTTGTTGACCGTAGTAATCGCCGCAGTGCGGCGGATGCCGTCCACGCCGATACTCATCAAGCGCCCACTCACCTGCGACGAGCCGCTCGGCTGGCCTGCGGAAAACAGGCCCTGCGAGACATATGCTGTGTACCCCGCCGGGATCGTGTAGCTCCCGGTGATCCGCTGGTTGTAGTCGAGCTTGATGAGGTCGTAGACCGTGGCCGGGACACCGGCGGTGACCGTGCCAGTGCCAAAGTAAATGTCCCCTGCAGCCGACAAGCCAGAACCTGCGGTCGCGACATAGGCGTTGTTGATGTGCAGGAAAGACTGGGTTGTGAGGACTGCAGTCTGCCCGTTTAGGGTGACAATCTCGCTGATCTCGTTGTGGTTTGCGTCGAGGCCAGCCACGAAGACTGTGCGGGCCCCCGTTCCGTTCGCCGTGTCGTTAGCGCTGCTTGAGGAAACCTTCATCTGCAGAGCCGCCGCAGGCAGCGGTAGAACGCCCGTATAGGGCCAGACGGTTACCCGCGTCTGGTCAACGTCCGGGTTGTAGCCGAACACGACAACGCTGCGGTGGCCCGGGATTTGGCCCCGGGCCACCTGAAGTGCAAAAGGCTCGTAAGTGCCTACCTGCGAGATTGAACGGATATCTACCACAGGATGGGCCCTACCTTATGACCAGAAGAAAGTCGCAGCCGAGATGTTGGTGGCTGTTGCGACGTGAATGTCGGAGGAGAACAGGACGCCCTCTTCCGGGATGTAGACGTTATGCGTCGTGCTGGCCACGAGATCGACGTCAACCGTCGTCGCACCGCCATTACCGTCCGAAAGCGTCAGGCGACCCGCGCCAGCGTCCGTGGTGGTCACGAGAATCATGCGGAGACGAGAGCGCCCAACGCTGAGCGCACCCGTTCCAGTGACCCTCTTGGCCTTTGTATCAGAACCGGCCATGTGGGCCTCCTATTAGGCGTCGTAGCCGAAGATTTCGATCAGCAGGCGGCCTGCAGTGTAGACCGCGTTCGAAGTGCCCTGACCAACCAAATAGAGGTATTGGTCGGCGGCGATGTCGCCGCCGTAAACGGCCGAGCCGACAGACAGAGCGCCTGAGTTGATGATCTGGGTTTCGGCCAGAGCAGTAATTGCGGTGTCTTCAACGCCCGTGTCCTCGGTAGCCGAGTACAGGTCGATGTCGGTGTCACCACCAGCCGGAGTCTCGTAGCAGGTCATGCGGACACCAAATACGGTGCCGCTGTTTGCTGCGGTAACACGGCCGATATAAGCAACGCCCGAACCATTCTTGCCGATGATGTCGCCTGCGGTGCCGCCCGAGTTCAGGCCGGTCAGGTCGATCATGATCGAGGTGGTCACGATGCCGTTGTTACGAGCAACCGAAGTCTCATAAACAGCGGCGGTGCCCTCAATGCCTGCGCCAGTGGCGGCAGGAGTGCCCATGGCAAAACCGAACGAACCAGTGACGGTTTCGGTGCCAGTGGTCGAGTTGACGGAGATGGTCTGGAAGCCGTTCTGCGAACGTACCGGACCCGAGAAAGTCGTATTAGCCATTGCCTTACCCCTTGCACAAGGTTTAGCCGCGCCGTCTGTGCAACGTCAGGAAGGGCAACCTGTCTGCACGGCTGTTGAGCCCTTTGAGGGAGTGTACACGGACCGCCCGCAAAAGGAAAGGGCGAGGTTTCCCCCGCCCTTCCAGTCAACCGTCTTTGAGCGATTAGGCCCCGGTGGTGCCGAACACGCAGCGCGGGTCCGAGAAACCGAACGAGTAACGCTCACGCGCCTTGTAGCGCATGTTGCCCGTGTCGAAGTCAGCTTCCATGCCAGTCGAGAGCGGGGTGCGCTCGAAGTGGATGAAGCCGCGCGGTGCGTCCGTCTTGATGAAGTACGCATCCGGGTCGGTCAGGAAGTCGTTGACGGCATAGCCTTCCGGCAGCATGCCCATCGAACGGATGGCGTTCACGTCGTTGTCGGCGGTGCCAACGCGGAGGTTCGAAACCATCAGGCGCTCGGCAACGAACTGGAGCTGACGAGGAATCATCAACTTCAGGCCGCGGAGAGCCACTTTCAGACCACGTTCGTCCACGAACCCAGCGATGTTGATCAGAGCGTCCTCGAGCGAGGTTTCGTTCAGGTCAGCGTCGGTCGAGGGCTTGTTGGCGAAGGTCGAGCCGTTCACCAGCGGGTGGTTGGTGGCGCAGAGAGCCACACCGTCACCGCCAGCCGAAGCACCGCCAGTGAAGGCGTTGTTCAGAATGGCAGCGGCTTTCACCTGCTTGGTGTGAGCCATCGAGCGGGCGAGGGCACGGGTGTAACGGCTGCCGAGGCGGTCGTACAGGTTGTCCTCGATGGCTTCCTCGGTGATCGAGAAGGCCAGCGCGATGGTTTCGTGGTTGTACCGAGCGGTGTAGGCTTCCTGTGCATCGTCATACGAGATGCCCGAGCCTTCCGATTTGGTCGGTGCTGCGCCGAAACCGGACAGCATGACTTCCTCCTCGAATGCACGATCCGAGGACTCGGTGGTGAAGATTTCAGCATGCTGGTTTTCATACCGAGCATACTCCATGCCGAACAGAGCGTTGAGACCGGGCTCAAGCTCTTTCGCAAGTTGTGCGCGCGAAATTGCCATGGGTCAGGTCTCCTTATGCCACCGTGCCTTCGGAATTAGCTTCCAGAAGGGCATGGTTGTTGAACATGACGATCATCTGAAGACCAGCGGCCGCGTAGTCCTGATTCAGCGGGTCATCGTAGATGCCCAGAATCTTCAGCGGCAGCGAGGCGTCAGAAGCGTCCAAGGTTGCGACGTCGAGCGAAGCCGAGGACACACCGGAAACCGTCGAACCCGACGTTGCGGTGTTGAACTGGGTGTTCTCGAAGATCGCGGCCTTGGCGGTTGCGCGGTTCGTGAAGGTTGCGTCAGTCGCAATCACGAAACGCTGGGTCGGGTTGTCGTACACATAACCGACGACGTCGAAGTTAGTGTTCGCGCCCGAACCGGGCCAGTAGTTGGACCAAGTCTTTTTCCCGGTCACAGAAGAAACGTACTCGCAGCCATTGAATGCGCCGAGATGCTTATAGGTATCGCCCGAAGCCGAACCAGTGATGGCAATCGTGCCGCCATTGGTCGCGATAACAGGGGACCCATTGTAGATCGCGGAAGCATCAGAAGCAATGAAGTACGCATTGGTACCTTGGCTGTTGGGTGCACCACCAGCAAGGTTGATCGGGCGAAGCCCGAACGCACCAGACGTGTTCGCCATAGTTGTTGCTCCTTATCAGTCGGACTTTTTCCGTCCGCCAAACGATACCCGACTTTGCCGACTTTGATTAATCGGCATCGACGGATGTTGCTCCTTCATGAGGTCCTGATCAACAGCATCCATTTGTTCGCGGGTCCGGCCCCCGTAATACGCGGTTCTTTCTTGGGCTGTCTCGACAGGTACACGAGTGAGAATCAGACCACCGTTTCCGATGACCCCGGCATGTTTGCCGTCCTCAATCGTGGGTGCTTGGTACCCCGGATGCTCCTCCGCCCGCACAGGCTCGTAGCCCTGACGCAGTCGGTTAAACACGTTGCCCTTGTCTTCCTCGCCGCGGATGGACGACCGCACCCAGCGGTGCTTGTATCCTTCCGGGGGCGGGGGAGCATCAAGGACGCTCGGCGGTGCCCAAGGCTTGCGGCGCGATTCTGAATCGCGAGTTGCGCTTTCGCGTGGGGTTCTGTCAGTCATGCTCTCAGTCCTTCACATATTTCGCGTATTCTTCCAGCGGAACGTTGAGACGTTTCGCCATTGCGACCTGAGAAGCGGAGAGCTTCACCGACCTGCGTCCCTGTACAGCAGCCTTAGATGCACTCGACGCGGCAGAGGCGACCCGAGCCGGTGCGGCTGTTTGTGTCGTCTTGAACTTGTTCGGGAACTCCCGACGAATCCGACGATCAATCTCACTATAGTACTCATCGGACGTTGGGTCAAACCCCTCGTCTTCGACAAGAGTGCTGTGCAAAGCCATTGCGGCAGCGGTCAGCATTTTATCCGAGCCAAACCAGTCGTTCTTCTCGGCCCAAGTCTGAGCTTTCGGGTCTACCCGAACCTCAGGCTGACGCTGCGGCTGTTGTTGAACTGGGGCTTCTTGGCGCTCAGCTTTAACCGGGGCCTGCGTCGTGGAGCGCTGCTTCGCGATGCGAAAACGCTCCTGATCGATGGCGATCTTCGACATCTGCTCTTGAGCCACGGCAATCGCGTCTGAGTCACCGGACTCATAGGCCTTCTTGAAGGCGTCCTTCGCAGCGATGGACTGAGCCTCAAGGCGAGTGCCGTATTCGCTCAGGTAGCCCGTATCGAGACCCTTAATCCGCTCCTGCAGACGCTGGTTCTCTTGGTAGAGCTGCTCTGCAAGGCGCTGAGCCTCTTGGCTGGCGCGCTCTTCGGCCCGGGCCTTGGCGGTCAGCTTGTTGATGCGGGCCTGAACCTTCTGGCTGTATCCAGAAAGCTCTTCGTCATCGTTATCTTGCGGCTGGGAAGAAGACTCTTCCTCCTCGACCTCAATCGAGATGTCTTCGTCCATTTCGGTTGCGCGTTGGTTCATGGTCATACCCTCAAATGTGCTGGATGTCGTCGGGATCGGCAATCTTGGCGATCACTTCGTCATCGTTGATGATCCGCACTTCGCCGCCGTCGATGCGGAAGCGAGAGCCCGCGTAGCGGCCGATGCAGACCCATTCACCCTCGGCGCACCAAGGCTCTGCGTTGTCACCGAACTTGTTCGGATCGCGATATGCCAACGGACCGATACGCAAGACATAGGCCACGACGGTTGCAAGAGCTTCGCGCTCACGCACCTGATCGGGAAGGATCAGACCGCCGTCAGTTTTTGTCTTGCCCTGATACGGCATGACCAGAATGCGCCACCCAGTAGGCTGAGGGAGGCGTTCGAGAAGCGACTTCTCTAGAAGAGAGGGGTCCAGAACACGGTTGTTTGGCTCAACATAAGCCTTGCCAACGCCCGCTTCTGCCTGCGTCTGAGCCTTTTTGGCAGCGATGCGCTGCGCGATATGGTCAGGAACGTAGAGTGTCTTCGACATCGTCGTCAGATTTCTCCAGCAGGGATTTCAATGTTTCTCGCGCGTAGTCGAGTCCCTGTATCTCTCCCACGACCTGCCGATACTGCTCAAGGCTCGTAGCGGCACCGAGAACGAGCTGATCCGCAAGGGTATCGCGGCGCTCGTCAATCTGCTTATACAAAGCTTTTGCAAAGACAACAACGTTCATGTTCACTGTCCCCGCTGACGGTTCATGGCGGCCTGCTGCTGTTGGGCGGCAATGCGCTCACGGGCGATCTGAGTGCGGTCCTC